CGCAATGTACAGATTAGGAAAGAAAATAGGAAATGTACTTAGAGGAGAGAATGACCTAAGTGGGTTAGATGAAGAAATGCATCCCCAGGCAGTTTCTGTTGCAAAGAGTGCTATAGGAGGAATTTCATCAGGAGCAACAGTTGTATCAAAGGTTGGAAAATTTGAAAAGATTAAAAATAAAAGAGTTCCGCGTACAGTAGCTAGGTTGCATATGGCAGGACAATCAGAGGATGCAACAAAGGATATTTGTAAAAATGTTCTTAAAGCAAATACTGTATTTTTAACAGTATCAGAAAATAAAGATGTGAGTGGATGGATTACGAATGCATTGTTTGTAAGAGGAACTACATTTATAACTGCAAAACATATATTATGGTTTGTTAGGAGGTCTCCTACAGCCGTAATTAAAATAACTCATCATGAAAGAGGAGTTATTTATGTACCACTGGATGAATGTAAGGTGATGGAAGATGTTACCAATGATATTGTACTTGTTAAGGTTCCTGTCAAACGAATTCAGCCCTTTAGAGATATCACTAAGCATTTTATTAGTGAAAAGAATTTGGAAACGGATATTTCAAGTACTATGTTTTATTATTTCAGAGCAGATACTGGAATGGAGGATTTTATAACATCGAACAGTTCAAGGAAAATTAATAAGATTGCTTATGAAATAACGACAGGAAGTGGACAAATGGTAGAAAATTATGATGCATTTAGATATGCAGGAAAATATAAAGACGGAATGTGTGGAAGTCCTATATTGGTACCTGGTTGTAAGAATAATGTATTGGGAATACATGTAGCTGGAAGTGATTTGAGCAAATGCGGAGTTGGAGTTATTGTAACAAATGAATTTTTGAGTGAAGCATTGGAAGATTTAGATCCACCTCAGAGTGAAGTGAAGGAGATCAAACAACAAAGTGGAGAGGAAGAAAAGATAGAAGGTTTGGAAACAAAAGATGAAAATGTTATTGAATATGCAAAATATTTGGATAAAGAAAGTGAAGAAAAACCATCTTATGTTTATGGAGAAAATATTAAATTTTTGGGAAAAATGAGGAAAGAATTTAGACACAGATTTCCCAGTAAAACCACTTTGTGTCAATCACCGTTGCATGCAGTTTTTACAACACCCATTACTAAACCGGCTATGTTAATTAAGACTGGAGAAATAAGTCCAATTAATAATGTAATGTTAAAATGGAATAAACCTAGACCGGAACATAGAATTGATGCTAAATGGAGGAAAGAAATTATTGATATAATCGTGGGAAAAATAGGATATAAATATCCACCGCGAGTATTAACAAGACATGAGGCAATAAATGGAGTTAAAGAATGGAGGTGTATGAGAGTGATACATATGGGAACAGCGCCAGGTTTTGGATGGATAGAAAGAGAAGGAAAAGGAAAATGGTGGTTGTTTGAATTTAAGGATGGAATTTATACAGCAAAATTGGAGTTAGAAGAGAAAATTAAGATAATGGAAGAAGAGTATCGAAAAGGAAGAACGGGTGTAATGATAACAGTGATGAATTTGAAAGATGAAAGATTGCCACTTGAAAAATCTGATACAGGAGGAACAAGAGGTTTCTTTAATGCAATGGTTGAACATCTGCTATTGGGACGACAATACTGTGGAGCTTTTATAGAAAATATATTAGATGATCCAATAGGTACAGGTTTTGTACTTGGAGTAAATCCAGGTTCAAGAGACTGGGCTGATATTGTACAATCTACAGAATATCTAGGACCTTTTAGAGAGACTAATAAGCATGATGGAGATTCTAAGCATTGGGATACTACAATGGAAAATGAAGCCAATTGTATGTGGGCTGATATTGTACAGTTATGGTATGATAGAGGTCAGCATCTTTTACAAAAAGAAGAAAGAGAAGAACATGATGTAAGATATATACGAAGAGGAATACTTATGGATGATGGAAATAAGATTAAAATACAAGTGGGAGCGGATCTTATCTGTAAAGAAGATGGATGCGAGATGGGAGGAGGATCAGGCTCTTTTCAAACTGCAATTAAAAATTGTGGATTGGGACAGATTTATCATAGATGGTCTCTTCTTAAAGTGTGTGACATAATGCATAGAGCAATTAAAAAAGAAAACTGGGAAGAGGCTTTGGACTGGTTTTATACAGGACATCCTCATGTGAAGTTGGAAGAGAAAGAAAGACCTTTGGACCCTTATGACTTTGAAGAGTTTTGTAAAGCTAGAGATGTAATGGATGATTTTTTGTTGGAGACTAATCAAATTAGAAGTTGCCTTGATATTAAGACATCAGGTGATGACTTTTTCAACACATTGGCGAAATGGATGTGGTGGTGGAGATTCCCAATTGTACAGAGAGTTTTTAAATTAATTGGAATTACCTACACATCTCCAACAAAGGTAGTTGGTGAGAGTTATCAGATGCAGAGATGGGATAAATTGACCTTTTTGAAAAGAGGATTTAAACCTGAAGGAGGATTATGGTTTGCACCAATGGAAGAAAATGATGTATTAGAAATTTTAAATTGGGTGTCAGGGAAAATAGATCCTCTTGATGCAATAAGACAGAATGCCGATTGCGTTATTAGAGAAATGTTTCACCATGGAAGAGGAAAAATGGAATATTGGAAGGATAGAATCAATATTGAATTATTGAAAATTGGAGTTGAACCTATAGAACTCTCCTTCGATCAGTTAATGATTGATTTCGTTAACGGTACGAGAGGAGATGTGGGCGAAGCGCAAAGATATAGCCC